AATAAAATTTTTGTCTTTAAAAAACTTTAAATAACTTTTAGAAAAATTAATACCTCTATTTTCAATTTTTGATATTTCAGATAATAGATTTTCGTATTTATAATATTTTTGTTTTTCAAAAATAGTATTTAAAATATTAAAATGTTCTTGCTCTGTATAATTGCTAAAATGCTTTATTTTAGGCAATTCTATGTCCATTGGATTAACTTGAATAAACTTATTGTCATCTAATGAATATTGAATTTCAATGGGCTTAAAACCAGCCGAAGAACGCAAAAATTTTGGTTCTAAAACAAATGTTCCATTTTCTTCTTTTTTAACACTTAATGTACTTTGCGCCCATCTGTCCGTATTGCTTCCCAAATGTCCTAAAGTTTTACCTTCATTTTTACCTGTATGAAGTATTCCAATTAATAATAAATTGTAAATGGTGGTTATTTCTTTAATCCAATTTACAGTTAATCGGGACTCTATTTCGTCATTGGCTGATAAAACCAAATCAAGCAATCCATCAACAATGATTATACTACATTGTGAATTATTTTTTAAATAGGCTTCAATCATTAATTTAATTGTTTTTGGGTTTTCTTTACGAAGACAAAAACTATCAAAAAATGTGGGTAACTCGTGGATATTTGCTACATCTTTAATACGATTCATGTGTTTATAAAAATCATACTCACTAGATTCGGTATCAATGTACAATATTTTATTTCGATCTGGAAGTGTTTGCAATTTCATGCCAAAAATATTATAAGTATTAAAACTACTTGCTACTATTGAAGTTACAAAAGTTGATTTTCCACTTTTAGGAAGTCCACTAATCACAATGTATGATTGAATGTTGCCAATAGTTTGACCTTGTATAGACAACAAAATTTGCTCCTTTGGAGGTTCATAGCCTCGTTTATAGGCATTTTTTAATAGTTCAATATATATTTGGCTATCTGACATTAAAAATTAAATATATTGTCAGCTAATAAGGCTAAAATAATTAACACAATTACTGTAATTATATCTCGTTTCATAAATTTTGTTTTAAGGTTATTTAATAAGATATTCAATCCATGCCTTAGCAGATTTTAAGGTCTTATATTCTGTATTAAAAGGATAAATTACATAAATTTTCCTTTTTGGATAAAAGACTATTGTATAGCCTTTAAAAGCAAAATACTCCATTATTTTAAATTTAAATGTAAAAAAAAAGGACTATTAATTAGTCAATTCAGTTAACTTGACATCTAAGATATCACATCCAGCAACTTGTAGAAAACTAACTATATTGTTAGATTCAACAAAAGCAGCAGTAAAAAATAAGGAATTTAATTCAATTGTATAACAATACAATGTGCGGTGGTCGCCATTTCCATAGAAAAAGCGGAAGGTTGCTTTAATCATTTTGTTTAGGTTTAAATTATAGAATAAACAAAGATTATATAATTTATTTCATATTACCAAATTTTAGGCAAAAAAAAATCAGAGTATAGAAATACTCCGATTAATCTATGAATCCTTCCTAAAACAAATGTGCTAACTCAAAAATAGCTTTTTTTCGGCATTTCGCCTATTAATTAGTCCTTTTACCTTAACACCATTATCATAAACCCACCTATCGAACTGTTGAGCTACTGTATTTTTATCTGCTCCACTATTAAGCAATCTTAACATGCTGGAGGCTTTAAACCCATTTATACCCACATTATACACAAAACTAATAAGAGCATTAAGCATATTATTACTTAATGGTACTTTGACAAGGTTTTTTATATCTATTGCATTTTGGCTTGTTTCCATGTCCAGCCATCTTTGAGCTTGTTCTTCAGTAATAACATCGCCCATTTGAACTTTTCTTTGCTTGTCAAAGTCATAAGTTGAACCCCAACCAATTGTAGGAACATTTCCACTATCTAAATAACTTTTTAGATACAATCCACCTTCAGCTTTTTTAATAAAATTTAAAGCTGAAGTATAAGTAGCACCTTTAGTTATTGCAGTAACTCCCAAAATTCCTAATATTATTAATATAATTTTATTTTGCTGCGTCATTTAGGCTTTTTGTATGGTCTTTAGCAGCCCAACCTAATAATAATAATCCAATAGCTCTAATTAAACCCTGAATTCCTGTATTAACGGGGATAACCTCTGAACTTGCAGCTAATACCCCCCCCAATGTTGTTTTCCAATTATTCATTTCTCTTTATTTAAATAATCTAATTTTGTTTCAATCCTAGCTAATTTGTCTATAATGTCGATACGATCTGATTTTATCTCTTTCATATCGACCTCTATTTCTGATAATTTTTTTTTAGTAGTACCGTAAAATGATCCTATAAAAATAATAGTTCCAACAAATGATCCTATATAAAATAAATTTTCCAAATTAGTATCCATATTAAATTAATGTTACTCCAATTTGTTGCGCCGTCCAATTGTATATAAATTCGTTGCCGTCTGGGCTTGTATTGTACGCCTCATAATCAAAACCTTCCATAAACAAATTACCTTGTTGTAACTGTGTATTTGTTTCAGTTAATAATTGGTAATAAATTGTAACGCTTGTGCTAAAATTGTCTGATCCTACGCAATTTAATATTGTTGCAGTACCTAAATTAAGCGGAAAAACTACGGGTTGTATTGCTTTCATAATTATTTATTTTCTAGTGCTTCAATTCTTTTTAACAAGCTATCAATTATATTGTTTAAATCTTGAATAGCTTTTATATAAATACCATCAAATTGATTGTAATTAATACCTTTTAAACCAGTTGACGGCGTTGTAAATACCGCCTCAGGAATAACTTTTTCTATATCTTGCGCAATATTACCAATTTGTAAACCTTCGCCATAATTTTTATACTTATCGATATATTCAAATGAAATAGGATTTAGCTGCATAATAGCATCTAAACCATATTTTAAAGGCTCAATATTTTCTTTTACTGTTTCATCCGAAACAGGAGCCGATAAATTACCACTTGCATCAGCCAAAACCGCTCTTGAACCCGTACCAGCTAAATTTGTAATAGTTACTACCCCAGTAGTTGCAATTGTTATTCTTGAAAAATTTGCAGCACCTAAATATAAATTATTTGAATCAGCAGTTATGTATTGATTTGTAATAGAATTCCAGTTTATTACACTTCCATAAGGTAAATTAAAATTTCCAGTAATATTTGCACTTCCCGTAACTTGTAATTTATTAACTGTATCGTCAACTATTCCACCAATAGCAACATTTCCTGTATTAAAAAGAATCATTTTAGTAACTCCAGCAATTTCTAAATCAATATAGCCTCCCGTTTCTGTGTTTAATGTAGTTGCACCCGATTTTGCAGCTATTGAAAAATTAGCGGCTCCAGGAGTAACAGTAGATGGATAAATTGCGCCATAGTTTGCACCGCCTGTATAAGCACCAATTAACAAACCTTGTGTGCCATCCCAAAATTTGCTTCTATATGCAGTAATATTATTTGTTCCTAAATCAACATTTGTTGAAGCACCAGTATAAGGTACATAACTTGACAAATTAGAAGTTAACGCTAAAGTACCCGTTGCATCTGGAAAAGTATAAGTTCTTGCACCCGTTAAACCAATAAAATTAAAATAAGGGTTATTTGTTGAAGTTCCCAATTCAAAAAAGAAACCGCCACTATCGCAACCTATTCCATTATAACCAGCAACACCAGCAAAACCAGCACCTTGCTGAATTTTAATACTTGCTAAAAAAGAAACAGAATTGCTTGCAGTACTAATTGAAACGGCGTTTGATCCCAAAGCGTTATTAAAAATATCAAAACTATTTGTTGCTGAATTTCCAATGCGCCATTTATTAACATTTGTATTTGCAAAAACAATAGCCGATTGATTACCAGCCGTATTATTTAAGCCAAGCATTGCACCTGTTCCTGCAAAATGTAAATCTAAAGTATTCGTTGGTGTAGTTGTATTTATACCTAACCTATTATTTGTGTCATCCCAAAAAAAAGCTGGATTATCTTGAGTAACCAATCCAGCAGCTCCAGCAAATAAAACTGAACCTAATGTTAAAGCAGTATCAGTTAGACTATTTGTACTTAATCCTCCAGCAGTTATTGAAATACCTACATTTGAAGTATTTCCGTTTGTTGTAACTTGTTGCAAAGTTCCAGCTCCAGAACTTACATTGGCAATTAATACCCATGCAGTTCCCGTATCTTCATATATTGCAGATGTATCATTGGCAATAAATAACCTTCCAGCATATCCAAATGGTGGTCTATTAGCAAAAGTATCCGTATA